TAAGAGACAGGTCTTTAAGCAGACTATACGAAAAATCGTAATAGTTAATTGTGTCCTTGTGTTGAGCGAGTTCGTCGTATGTAGTTTTTAGATTATCCTTGAAAGAGGTTAACTTGTCATGCTCAATATTTCTGTTTGCAAGGTTATCGGCAATTCTTTGAATTTCCGATTCCAAATCTCTGATTTGTCTTTGACATCCAGCGATTTGAGTATTGTTTTTAGAAATGCCATGCGTTAGGGAAGTAATCTCCTTACTTAAGGTCAAAAATTGACGCTCTCGCTCTTCTTCCTTTTTAATTGCCTCCTCCAGTTCTTGATAACCAGATTGCAACTCCTTTGCTTTAGTTTGAGCGTCGTTAATCCTATTTATTCTGAAGGTCTCTTCAATTGCCTGATCGCAGGTAGGACAAACCGTATTTTGTGTGAAAAATTTATGTTCTTTAGTAATAGTTGATACTTTGTTAGAAATCTTACCCTTGAGATTACCTAATGTGCGAAGTTTTTCAGTAGCACCATTATAGTTTTCAAGTTCGCCTTGAAGTTCAATCAGTTCTCTATTCTTTTCTTCGTTGTCTCCCATCCAGGTATTTTCTTCTACAAGGAGTTCACCAATCTTAGATTCCTTATCTTCAATATTTTTCTTTCCACGATTCTCTAGTTCTTCAATAAAGTTCTCTTGCATTTGAACTTTTTCAATCAAAGATTCTTTCTTCAGTTCTAAAACTTTTACCGACTCCTTCACTGTACGAATTTTTTCTTTGATAACAGAATTCATACTAGAGAAAATACGAATATCAAGGAGGTCTTCAATAACTTCTCTTCTATTACTTGAAGTAAGTTGCATGAAAGGAACAAAGGTGCTACTACCCAGGATAACAATCTGAGTAAAAGACTTATAGTTCATCTTCAGAACATTCTGCTCTAACCATTTTTGCTGGTCATTAGATGCTGCAGATTGATCCAAAAGATTATCATCTCTCCAAATCTTAAAGATTGCTGGTTTGATACCACGCTGAACTTTCCATTGAGTTCCGTTGATTGAGAACTCAACCTCAACAACACAATCTTTTTCGTTTACCGAATTGATAAGTTGAGGCTTGTTGATTTTACGGAATGCTTTTCCAAACAGAGAAAAGGTAAGGGCATCCAACACGGTGCTCTTACCTGCTCCATTCGTACCAATAATCAGATTGGTAGAATGCTTTAGAAAATCAATCTCAGTAAACTGGTTTCCTGTAGAAAGAAAGTTTTTCCAGCGTACCTTCTCAAATAAAATCATGTTCAGTTTTGGGAGGAATTACAACGTCGTTCTTAGATATCAAAGCGTATTTGTAGTCATGCAGTTCGCATGTTTTTATCATAACCTCATCTTCTATTTCTATAACATGCATAGTAGGACTTCCGTCCTCTTCTAACATCATGGCAAACCGCATGGCATCATCTTCTTCCTCAAACAGATAAAGGATTTGATCACCTTCACAGTCCATTACAGAATACGCACCTTCGGTTTCTTTACCATAGATTGTTAGAATATACATACTAGATTAGTTCACATGCATCCTGATAAGTCTGCCGCATAATATTCTGCAGTTTTGGTTTATCAAGATTGATTTCTGCCTCCTGGATATATCTATCAAGGATAGAGAGAGTGTCTTCTGACTCAAAAATTTCAAACTCTTCTGGTTCTTCCAGAACAAAATTTTCAACAATCTTTAAGTCAGCAACTCCGACTTCATACAGTTTATCAATGAACTTTTCAAAATCTTTGGTGCTTGTTTTTTTACGAACAATTACTTTTACGATTTTATTTTCATACTCAGTCGCATCAAAGAGTTGATGAGGAGTATCCTCATAGTAGATATTATAGAACAATCTGTAGGGATTGTCTATATGAAAATGTTCTTGAGTTTCTGTATCAAAGATGGTGAATCCTCTCCGATCACCGACATCGTTCCAGAACATCTCATACGGATTTCCCAGGTAGTAGATCCGTCCATCATCCGATCTAGTGTGGTAGTGACCGCTGAAGACCTTAGTGAACTCTGAATATAACTCGCTCGGATGACCATGATCCATGACGCATCCTCTATGAGCTCTAAATCCGTTGAGCTCAAGGTGCCCCATCGCGATCTTGCAAACTGAACTTTTAATAAGTTTGAAAGTGCTTTCCTCATTTTCTTTATTAATCCATGGGATAAACAATACGTCAAGTTTATCTAGTTTAGTTTGAGTTGCTTCAGAATAAACTGTCACGTTGTCGTATTCGCGAAGTAGCAAATCAACAGCATTCACTTCATTAGTGTTCTTGTAATATGCTGTGTGGTTTCCTACAATCGTATGAACGTGGACTCCCATTCCCTTAAGACGATCGTAGTAGTTGTCTTTCGCCCATGCTAAGGCAGAAAAATCAATACCCTTACGACTATCAAAAGTATCTCCCATATCAACAATGGTAGTAATACCATGTTCTTCCAAATATGGGAAGAAAATATCATTGTAGAACTTCAGAAAATAGTCATGGAACAACTTGGAGTTTTTACGAGCACCAAAGTGTTGATCGCTTATAATTGCTAACTTCATTAACTACGGAGTTTGGAATGCACGTTATCTTTGATCTGATTGTAGTCGCTGTAGTTCGATCCGCCAAGAGTGTTGTTGTCGTCAAACACCTCACTGTAACCAGATCGTTCGATAATCTTGTTCTTGATTTCTAACTGACGCTTCTCTCTTTGGATCCTGCGGAGAAACGCATAATGAATGATCTGCGTAAAGTAAGCAAAAGGATTTTGGGATTTCTCAGGATTAAAATTATGTATGTACTGAACGCAATTTTCGATTCCATCAGAAATCATGTCCTCCTTGAACATGTAGTTAACAAAGTTTGGCTTGAAGGACAAGTGATTTGCGATCTTCAAGAAACACTCCCCAATGTAGCGCGGAATGGGAGGTTTGGGAAGACCTTTTGCTAATGCAATCTCTTTGTCTTCACGATACTTGATAAGTGCTGCCAAGAACTCTTTATTGTTTACATAGTGTTCTGACCTCTTTCTTTTTGCCATAGGTCTTATCATAAGTTTATCTCATAATATGTATAGATTATATCATCTTCAGCGTTACTTGACAAGTCTCAAAAATACAGTAGAATAACTCTGTTAGGGTTGATAGGATAGCTATAGCTCTTCTTGGCTTTTCTTAAATATCTTTTCTAGGAGTTCCTTTGTGTCATTGACGTTTCCTAGGTAACCCATATTTCTGCTTATATTAGATTGATTATTACTTTCTTTATTTGATGAACGAATGTAATCTTGATACATCATTATCATTTCTATATCACTTGATTCTGACATAGTAAGTATATCTTCTAATTTAATGACAAACATATCATCTGTTGTAGTCTTTAACCAGGGTTCTAATTTATATCCTATAGAACCTGATCTACTTTTTATTTCGTGCACTGTTATTGGATTAGATATCAGAAGCATTGTTCTATCTTCTTCCTCAGTAGCTGCTACCTTAGCGAAGATTTCTTCTCCAGATTTAAATTTGACTGTTGCGTAAAAGTCTTCTTCTATCATGTCTTTAACTGGATAGTGATTATATCATAATTAAATTTCTCTTCATTATAGATTTTAATTCTTTCTATGAAATGATTTAAAGTGTAATTACGTCTTGATTTTGTTGAGCAATCATCTGAAATATCATATAATGTTGCCTTCACTTTGTCTTTTCCTTTTCTAAGAACTCGTCCAATACTCTGAAGATTGCGGACTCTGGACTTACTTGGAGAGGCAAAGATAACATTATGGAGTTTTTTAATATTGATACCTGTACTAAAAGTTCCATAAGAGGCGACGATAATAGCGTTGTTTTCTTTTTCGGTTATTTCTCTTACTAATTCTCGTTCTTCAGCATCAACACCACCGTGTACAAAAAATACTTTACGGTCCTCACCCTTGTTTTTATTTATCTTATCGTAGAGTACCTGTCCATGTGCTTCGACTCTCTGGAAAAGCACAAGTGTATTCCCTTTAAGATCAAGGGTTAGATTTCTAATGAAATTATTACGCTGTTCGTGACCTATTAAATACTGTATCTCATCCTCATAAGTATCAAATGTTTGTGGAGGATGTTTAAGTACAAGACACTGAATATCAAGTTGGGACAAGTGTCCTTGCTTCATCAATTCATCAGTTCTTGTTACTTTATATGACGGACCAAAGAGACCTTCTAACACCCACTTATGCGTCTGTGTGCCGTCTAAAGTTCCAGTGAACCCAAATCTATACTTTGCATGATGAAGTTTAGTCATAATCTGAATTAGAGATTTAGACTTGAATAAATGTGCTTCATCACCTATAATACAACCATAGTCTTCGAAGAAAGACCGTTCTAGTTTATATACAGACTGCCAGGTTGTAATTGTCACTGGAGCATCATTACTTTTCTCCCTACCAGAATAGATACGGTGGCAATATGAGTCAGCATCCCAACCATAATCAAGAAAATCCTTGTACATCTGTTCTACAAGAGATGTCGTTGGAACAACTAGAAGGATTTTTTCTCCTCGGTCTACGTAATATCTTACGAGAGAATAGATCATCAATGATTTGCCAGAAGCAGTGGGGCTTATCAATAGTTTTCTATTGTGCTTTAGAGCGCCGTATACTCCCTCAATTTGGTATTTCCTGGGAGTGTGAGCACAAATAGAATTCATATAGTCTTTGACACCCTCCATTGAGATATGTTCGTTTTCCTCATATGGAGTGCCATAGAACTTATTGTCCTCAAACTTATAACTGTATCCGTACTGCTCACAGAAATTGACAATCTTATCTAACAGACCAACGTAGATTTGCTTAGAACGCATATCAAAGAGATGGATCTCTCCGTTCCAGTTTCTACCGCGATACTGTGGCATAAATTTTGCATTGGGAACCTCAAACTTAAAGTGGTCTCTAAGTTCATACTCAATATGAGGTTCCGTATTAATTTTTAAAAATACTTCGTTTGATTTAGAAATAACGAGGTCTGTCGTATTCACGATGATTCATTCATCTATGAATATTTATGTCCATTGCTATAGAATATCTTTTTATCCAATGAAAGGGATACGAAGGAGTTCCGTGTATTAAGTGACCTGGAAATATTAAAATACTATTTTGCTTACATCTAACAAATTTATCTTGAAACAAAGTGCCACTATTAATCAATGGAATTGTTTTAAGATAATATACCGCTGCTAAATCAAACGAATGATTATGCCAATAAACATCTCGTTTGTACCCTCTATCTTCATTTACCCATACCTTTTGAAAGTAAATTTGTTTACTCAATCTATTTGAAATTTTTTGATTGAAGATATTAATATATTTTCTT